GTTTTGGGGATCGGACGATGATTCCTCGGGCTTGGGTAAAGAAGATTCAGAAGTTGTAGATGGAGTCACATTTATTAACTGCCCGTAATCGTCTAAAATTTGTTTCATCTTTGCTTCTAACTCTTGTTCTGACATATCTTCTAGTTTCCCAGTTTTTATTATTTTTCTGTCTATGTATAATCCTGCTGCCTTTCCTCTATTTGCTTCAGCATTTACAGCAGAAGAGAAAGAACCTTTCTTTAAAGCAGCTTCACGAAGTCTAGCAAGTTCAGCAACATGTCCTTCGTAAGTTACTTCATGTTTTTTTAGTCTTTCTTCTTTTAGTTCACCAATGTATTTTACAACAAGTGGAGAGTATTTTGGGTTGGTTAGTTCTGATCCTTCTCGCATAGCTCTGTCTTTGCTGTACCCAGCGGCTATAGCTGCCTCACGTTTAGTCATAGGACCCTCTGGTCCACCAAATACTAAATACTCAGCGAATCTTTGTTGCATCTCTGTAAGTCTTTTAGGAACACCCATAGTTGACAATTTAAGGGAACTATCCTATAAAGTCAAGATATGAAAGATGACAGAGGCCCTAACGATTTAGAGAAGCAAATACAAGATTTAAAACTTACCATTCAAGTTTATCAAAGTGTATTACGAGATGCTCAAAAACAAATATTTTATTGGAAACAATATCGTTCTAAATATGAAAGTAGTGAAAATCTCTTGCAAGGTTATAAAAAAGTGATAATAGATTTAACCAACAAGTTAAGACGAAAGGATTCATGAGAGTACAAGACTTGCAAACCTTTTTAGGTAGTTTTACAAAAGGTAGCGATGCAGTTAAGAACGCCGTCATCTTTGTAGAAATAAAAGGAAAGTTACATGAAATTAGACGAATGGAAGTTCATGAAAACACCATGCCAATTATAGGTCATCCAGGTCATAGTGCACATCGTTTGGTATTAAAAACTGAAAGAGCCTCAAAACTTATCTTGCCAGATAAACTTCAAAAGGACTACTAAGTTCCCTTGAAACCGGAAAGAAAATTATATGCAAAAGTTAAAAAATATATACGACAAATATCTTGGATTAGACTTGAAAATACTAGCCTACATGGTACTCCCGATTTATTGGGCTGTAATAATTCTGGCCACTTTTTCACAGTAGAATTAAAGGTATGCCAGGGGAATAAAATAAGGTTTAGTCCCCACCAAATTGCCTTCCATGTGAAGCATCCACACAATACATTTATCATCGTAGAGCACCTCGGTTCAGGGTGCTTGAAACTTTTCCGTGGTTCAAGAATCAAGGAGCTTGTTGCTTGTTGCTTCAGGAGCTTGGTGCTTGAAGCTTGTTGCTTGTAGCTTGAGGCCCGGACCAGGTGCACGCTCTCCATTGGCCGTCGCCGTAGTCTCGCTAATGACCTGATCCAGTATTCCACGCGGGAATTTTGTTTTAATGTATGCCATATGAAATTGTTTTAATTGAGGCATCCCAGCATGCCCGACAATCTAAACATTTATTGCCTTGCTTAGCGCTTGGACAGTTAGCCCCTGAAGTTACTACCTCTGAACTGTTAGGCCACGACTGAGGCGCCCGCTGGTCTACCATGGGCGCGCTGAATCGTATGACTAAATTGTCTGGTTTGTCTGTTAGATGGTCCTTAATCCATGCTTCACGTGTTGGCATCCAATGACGCTTTGCTGGCGTGAGCTCACAGACTTTATAAATCTTTTGAAGGTGCTCCAGGTCCTGGACGTCGCCGCTATCGTGCCAGCGAAATACATCGGGCTTTTTTGAATTTATTAAATGTGCCATTGCCTGGACCCAGTCCGGTCTCTTAATGGCTGCCAGCCTCCGGTACTGTGCATCCTGAACAACCTTGAAGACATAACAACCTTTTAATGCATAACAGTCATAACACACTGAGCCAGGGACCGCTTGAAGCTTGCCGCCAGTCTTGCATTCTTTGGCAGGTAAACCAATCGACCAGCCAGGCATCTTTGACGGTTTGCTCAGGCTGCCTCCGATAATTTGTAATGCTTTCTTAGTGTCCATGTATCCTATATAATCCTTTATTCTTTATTTGTCAACCAGCTTGACGCTTGCTGCTTGTAGCTTGTGGCTTGCCGCCTGTTGCTTGAAGTTTTTAAAAAACTTTTTACAGCTGCGCAGATAACCAGCCGGCAGCTCGCGATGGTCCCGCAAAAAATAGTGTGTTAAATCATTGTGTTTAATTCTCTTCATAATTTCTTTCTGTGGACCAGAGCTGGCGCGGTTCGCTAAACGCTACTTATCCAGCTTTCCTTTATCGCAACTGATCCCAGGTCCAACCTGCATCCTCGAGGCTTCTAGGCCATAGCAAATTAGACCAGGGATCAGTTAACTGTGGCAGGGTGCTACCATCTGCATATCTCCAGTTATCTGATCCCAGGTCACAGAGATTGGTACCGTACTTGAAGCTCTCTCTGTAACCTGGGATCAGTTCCAGCTGTGCGTGTATTGTGGTACAAAGCAAACACAACCAGAAGTTGTCCCCGTTAATTAAGGTTGAAGCCAATTAATTAACTAATCCAATATAATACTTGACTATCCTATTGTCAAGTGGTAAAAATAAATTATTAACAGAAAGGCAAAAATATGACTACAAAAAAGATAACACTTAACGCAGATAAGCGAAAGGTGATTGCTGACCAATTTCAATCTTTTTATGAAGATAAGGTAAAAGATAAATTGATTAATGCAAAAGAACAATACAACGCTATGAGGGAAAAAGCAAAAGTTGCCATTGATAGGGTTGTAAGGTTTCATCAACCACAGGAAGATGTTGATACAATTAGAAGCATGATTAATAAATATAATCGTGCAGGTGGCGAGTTGTATCAAGATAATTGTTTTTATGTCCAAAAGCCAAGCACTAGAGTTGATGAAGAGGGCAAAGAGTATCAAGCAAATGATGAAGTTCATGTAAGATTTGACATGGGTAGAAACTTTGCGAGAGCATACTATCGTGATGAGATGAAAGCAAAGGGTTTAAACCCAGATTATCATTTATCAATCAATGATGATTACTCAAAAAGAAATCCAAAGTATTATAATGATGAAAGTGCAGTAAA